CGTTGATCGTCTTCAATCCCCGCAATGCTTCCAGCCCAACCTTCGCCTTGAACTCTGAACTGTAGAATTTCCTCTTCTTCGTTTCGCTCATCGTTTCTCGTTCCTATGGTTGTGCGTGGTAGAGTTCCGCGTCGAATGCCTCCCAAGTAGGTGCTGAGATAGTACCAGTGTTGTATTCAAATGATACAATCTCTGTCGCTGGTGATTTCTTCAGCGTAAAAACTTGCTCTCAGCGTCCATCTCGTATCTCTGTGATGGTTGTCTCTGTGATAGGGCTTCCGATATAGTTTTCTATGACGACCTCAGCTTCAGCTATAATGTCAGCCAAAACTGCATTATTCTCATCGGTATTTTCGCCGAGATAAGATTTGATTGATTGGAGGTCGATGATCATAGACTATTTGCGTGAAACTTTACCAGATTTGACAGCTTTATCAGGTGCCTCTTCGACAGCACTTTCCATATCAGGTGTTTCAGGTGCTACCTCTTCAGGTGCCTCTTCGACAGCTTCTTCACCACCTTTGACAGGTTCGCAGAGGTCTTTATAGAGCTCATGCGTTGCCTTGTCGATATCCACGATTGTGTCCTTCGCTCAGAAGTATGTTGCGTGGAGGAGTTTGACTTTTACCATATACAAAATGTATGAAAAAATAAAAGGAGGGCGGAATGGTTACCGCCCCCCAGACAATTAACTTGTCTTACCTGTGACAAACGCTTCAGTGAAAGCGATTTTACCATGGAGTCTTTGAGACGCCTTGATAGTTTTGATACCATCAGCGAAACCAGTTCCAGAGTATCCTTGCTTGACTTCGAGTTCTTTTCGACGAACGACGAGGAAATGACCAAGGTTACCAAACATGATAAACTTAGTAAGAGCCGCAGTAGTTGTTGGAAGAACGATTGAGTCTACAACAGGAGAACCGAGAATTGAAGGATTTGCAGTTCGGAGTTCTGGGTAGAGAGGAGAACCATCAGTAGTCCTTAATTTCATAAGGATACCACGGACAGCACGGCTCATATACCACTTACCACCTCGCACTCCTGTTCGGAGGTACTCAGCTGGTACAGTTGTGAACATATTGACGATATCATCATCATCAATATTTGAGAACGCAGCACCTACAACAACAGTTGGTACACTCGCGTTAACGAGAACACCTTCCATATTGTCACCAACACCAGTACCGAGAAGGATTTGTCCTTCTAAGAACGCAGCGTGAGACTCACCGATGAGCTGTACAACAATTTGGTAAGCGTCAGGGACAGTCATAGAGTCATCAAGAAGACGCTCTGTGATTTCCACGATACTTTGTGCCTCCTTGATTTGTACAAGAACGCCAGCCGTTGTAGCTTTTGACTTAGCAACAGCAACACCCTCTGAAGCCCAGTTCGTAGTGATCGCATTGAGTACTTTTGGGAAAGTAACGCTATCACCCTTCTCTAAGCTATACATTGCCACATCATTGATGACTGGGTAGTCCTTCATGACATTGAGAATGTCTGACATAAATTGGTTGAACACCAATTCGTCACCTTCACCAGCGATACCTTCATTCATGAAAGCCGCTTTCACTTCGCGCTCAGCGACATCGAAGTCTTTCCCTCCAATGAGGGCGTGCTTCATTGTCTGAAGTACGAAAGCTTTTACACGAGTCTTTTTTGACTCGTCATTGCCTGTACCAGACGCCTTAATCTGTGCGTGCAAGTCTTTGACCTGAGTTGCAAGGTCGGACATACCTTCGGTAATATCCTTTGTAGCTTCAGTCATCTTTTCGTCAACCGCAGTTGCGACGATAACTGGGAGAGACTTCTCAAGAGAGTCTCCAATGGCTTTCGCCATCTGTGCTTCATCCATAAGTGGAAAAAGTTAGAAAATAAAATCTTGAGTTACCTTCCCCAAGTTCTATCTTCACTTTTCCGTTATGCGATAACCTTTTTTAGTTTGAAAAGTCTGAGTCATTCCGATACAGCGCGTTCAGCGATTTGCATAGACTGTTTGATTTCAAAGTCCATATTCTCTTTTTCCTTCTTCGCTGTGATGAGTTCTTTGAGTTCTGCGATATCAGCACGAAGTCCTTTGACCTCTTCCACGAGTTCCTCAGTTGGGACCGCCTCAGGAGGAGTATCAGTCTTGTCAGTTTCAGTCGTGAGGAGTCCAGCGTCTTTTGCCAGCTTGAGACTCTTTTGGTCGAGTGAGAGGGCAGTTGGATTTGATGGTACTGGTACAAATGATACCTCGAGAAGTTCTGCCCGAGTGATCACACGATAGTCATCTTGTTTTCGCTCTTTTGGTATGAAACCAACGGAGACTGTTTTCAAAAATCCGCCATTGTAGAGTTTCGCTGCGAGCGCACCAGTTGGCGTATCAGCAAATACTCCTTCAATAACAACATTTTCATCTTCGATATATATGCGAGTAGCTTTACCAGCAATACTCTCGATGGTATAGTTGTGGTTTGCAAGGATACAAGGGTTTTTCATGTAAGGAGCGAAGTCCCAACCGTTTACCTTGATGATTTCACCATCTCGGTCTTTGGTTTCGTTGGTAGCAATGACTTTGAATGTCGCACCCTCATTGGCCTTGACCTCACCGAGTTGCAGAAGCTTTTCGGAGATGTCTTTTGCGATGTCTTCAGCGTATTGTTTGAGCATACTAGAGAGAAGTTATAGTATTGATAAGTTCAGCCGTGACCATTGAAGTATCAGCGGTAGAATAGAGACCCTTGAAGCCGACTGTTTGTTTGATGATTTCATCATTACCTTGTGTTCGCCCCCACTCCATAAATTTGACGCGTGGGCAAGTAATAATGAGTGAAGGTCGTGCAGATGAGGCATTGCCTGAGATGTCGGTTCCTGTGTCCTCAATCTTGAGTCGCATTGCTTTGACAGTTCCATTGAGTGCGTCAGTTTCATACGCCGCCTGGTCTTCATAAGTTGCCTCGAGAGACCCTTCGACCATAAATTGCTGATTGTTGATGTCAGCTGGTTCGACTGATCCAAGACAATACTCATCGTCTAGGTTTTTTGTGAATGTGATTTCAAATTTGCGTACAGTTCGAGCTTGTGCAGCACCGAGTCCAGCTGTATTGGTAGCAAAGAAAAGATTTGCCATCTTAGCGAGGAGAGGGTAGTCAGCCGCATAGGTACTCGTGAGAGTAGCCACAGCGCTCTTTTTCCCTTTGAATGACGCAGCTATTTTAACAAATTGTCCTGGTTCTACTGTGATGGTGAGAGACTCAATCATTGAAAGAGCGAAAGCTTTTGAAGCAATAGCGTCTTTGACAGAGATAGTGAGTGATGGGTGTGAGTTGTTGTTTGCGAGTGTGAAGGTGTGCTTATAAGCGACAGAACCAGCACCAGTGATAGCAGATGAGACTGTCCCGAGTGTCGAGAGGAGGAGGAGCGAGAGAGCGTTGACTCCTGGGACCATTTCGTATGTGCCCTCAGCCCATCGTTTCACGATTTCAGCATTGTTGCTGTCAGCGATGAGACCGATAGATGACTCGTCAGCGATGACTTCCATCTTCTCATCAAAATCGAGAGACGCCTTAGGTACCCAGGCAGTAGGAGCGATGACCGTTCCGCGTGTAGTTTCTTTGCCGAGTCCGATTTCGACTCGTCGACCGATTGTTTTTACCATAGTAGGGAGGGGGTGAATGAATTCGTGCCTTTGACTTGAAGACAGTATATTCTTTTCATTCCGCTTTTATAGTAACCCCTCGTTTTTCTGTCCAATGGACAGTGTGGATTCGACTTTCTTGCGAAGTTTTCGGCGCATTTTCAGGTATCATTCATAGGTGGAATACAAGAGTTTCTTTTGGATTTGCTTGTGCGTGTATCGGCGACTATGAAGAAGCTCGATATATACCCTCTCTTTTTCGGAGAGTCACGACAAAAAATCTTGTGAGAATGTATGTTCCATTATACGATTAAATGAAAGAAAGTCTAATTTCTGTTTCAGGTATTCCGAGTATTTGTGATATGGCATATCGAGCTCCATCTATACCGTGGTTGAATGCGTCGATTGGCTTGTTGAGCACCTTGCCAGTTCTATCCTTCGCCCAGCAATAATTCTTGAATTCTTTGAGCAAATTCATTGAGGATTTCGTGACATAGATGGTGTATTGCTTCATCGTCTGAATACCAAACATCACCGAGTCTGGTCACTTATCCACACCCTCGATATTGAACCCTTGACGGTGTATCTCCTCAATACTCTTTGGCTCTGAGGAGTCACCAATTATCCTATCAGTGGTAGTCACGCCGAGAGAACGATAGAGTGCACAAATATCAGAGTTGGTAAGGCCTGTACGATAGAAACGCTCGTCCAATATAAGACCAGAGTTCCACTTGTAGAGCGATATCAGTGCAGATGGGTCGTTGGTAAAACCAAAATCCTGTCCGTGTCACAGCAAGAGTGCTTCCTCTGGCACATCATCAATCTCCACGATATTAAATATCAGCCCCTCGACCTTATTTCACCATTCACCCAGGGCGTATATGTTGTACATATTCGGGTCCTGTTCTTTGAGTCGGGCCATCACCTTGGCATACTGTGGTCAAGCCCATTTGTTATCGAGAAAGGTGGAGTGGAGAAGTTTCGTATCTGCGTTCTCTCATGGTACCCAAAAATCCGTATTCAACCAGTGGTCTTTGTCGACTGGATTGTATGTGAGAGTAATTTGTAGGTCTTTTTCACCACGCAATCGGAGATCTATTTGGTCAAAGTCTTTTTTTGAAAACTCTGTTGCTTCTTCTGCCCACACCCTCGTCACATTCACGACGGACTTTATCTTCTCAGGGTCGTCCATACCTCGGAAAATAAAGTCAGAGCCAGTAAGATTGTTTTTTATGTAAAGAGGTGATGTTGTTATCGTGAATTGGTCGGTAAGTCACCAGAGAGATATTATTTCGACTATTTGAGCGAATATAGACTCACGAATGGTGTCCTTTACCTTTCGGAGTCATAGCACACGATTACCAGGCATAAATGATTTTATGACCTCATTTTGTGCAGAGGCGACGCTCTTTCAGCTTCATCAACCGCCCATCAAGTGAAGGTACCTCCTCTTGTCTGAGAAAATAGGTATGTAGACAGCATTGTATAGTTCTGGGTTTGAGAAGTCTACAATTACTGGTTTTGTCATGGTAATTTGATAATAAAATGCAATGGTTGGTCTGGATCGCCTCATAATTCAAGCTTATCTCCATATTTCTTTGGCTTGAGTTTTGACGCAATCCATTTTCGCGTTTCGACTCTCAGCTTAGAACGATTGGTAACTTCTTTATTTTCGACATTGTAATATTCGTCTCATTTCTTTATCTCCATAAAGTCGTTGCTTCAATCGTCGGCAATGTCTATCATCTCCTCAACGAGAGCGTCGGCACTCTCCTGTTTAGCGCGCGTGTATTGCTCAAGAAAGTCTGGCAGTGTACGGAGCCACGAAAACACAGTTTGCATACTTGGCATACTCACTGGCTTACACACGGTGCGCATTGACTCGCCACAAGCAAGCTTCTCACATATTTTGTCTGCGAGGTCTTTGGTATATTTGGTTGGTCTTCACATTTTAGCCATAGAAATAGTATAAAGAGAAATAGTTGTTTTTAGAGCAGACCGTCCACGGTGTCCTCTGGTTCTGGTATCTCTCTTGGGGGATAAAGTACCTTGAAGAGGTCACGAAGAAGCGGAGGCATTTTGGTTTCATCCATTGGATCAGACGAGGAGAGTTTTGGATTGTCTAAAAAACTTATTTCGTATCACTCATACACGAGGTAGTAAATTTTTATCAGCTCTCGTCGAGAGTAGTGCTCCCCTATGAGGCGTCAGATTGCTTTTGAGAGTTGTAATCGTTCCTTTTTCGCACGGGTAACCTCAGCGAGGTGCCGACGACCGTTTGGATTATTCCGCATAGAGAGTGCAATAGTTAAAAAACCCTCCGTTTTGTGGAGGGCGTATGGAGTGAGAAAATATAAATTACCTATCTAAAAATTACTCGGTATTCACTCTCGAATACAATGCTGTACACACTCATCCCACCCTCGCTTGTATTCCGAGTCAGGCAAAATCATAAATTCCTGTTTCTCAATCTGTGCATTCATTTCGTCTATCTTCTCCCCATTGTGTCGTACTTGGAGTCTGAGGAGTTCACAGGCAAACTCAAGGTGTGCAATGTACTGCTCTTTTGAGGTACATTTCGAGAGTGTGTAGAGGCGTTTATTTACTTTCATAAAAAGAGATTATGCTACCTCGCCAATAAATATATCCTCGCTGTACAAAATTGGTGTGTACTGGGCTATTTGTCGTCCTCTATACGCCACTCTCGCCGCTTCATCTCGAGAGACAAACCGCAAGTGAGAAGTGATAAAACCTTGCGTAGGGTTGAGTCTCGGGAGTTCTTCTTCCATGTCCGGTCGAAGGGTGAGGAGATTTTTGAAGCAATCGCTGTGTCGTGTTCAGGTGTACACGCTTCCATCAGAAAGCTGTATCGCAGACGAGACAATTATCTCGTGGGGTTGTAGGGTAAGTTTTTGCATGGGGATAAAATTAGAAAATGTTACATCGGTAAAATTCGTCCATAAAATCGAGGATTTCACGCTTGGTATAAAATCAAGGTCAAAGCCGATCATCAAACTTTCTTCTGAGACTTCGGAAAAATGTGGACTCGATAAGGTGTGCCTTTTCTGTCTTTGGTTTTCGTTGTGCCATAAGAAGAAAGTTAAGACCAAATAGTATACTCCGTAATGACACACCGATTATAATCTTCTGGTGTTTCAAAATAGTCTTGGCAGTTTCAATAGATGACTGCACATTTATCGGAGTAATAATCCCAGCACTTCAATTCTTGCTCAATAGCTTGTACTCGACTGTATTGCGGGTCTTCTAGCGACTGTATTCGTTTTCTGTGTCATTTATCTATGTCGTTGAGTCAATTTATCTCTTGATAGAGAATGTTTATGTCTTGCCCTTGCTGTATATTTACAAGGATTGTTCAAAAAACAAAGCCCGATAAACAAGCTAGAAATGTGATAAGTATTGGATGTTTCATAAAAAATAAGAAATTAGTAATTGATTTTCTGTACCGTGCACGCACCGCCTGGCTTTCATGGGAGATCACCCTTGATATAGTAATTTGTTCAAGGTCTTTTTACTCATCCATCTGGGACACGATAGCGAGGATTCATCTCATCGTGTACCTCGTAAATTCACTTGCACCCTTCATCTCCTTCGAGAATAACTTTGTCTCACCACTTCACGCCGAGCTTCTTGCGAATATCGGAAGTGAGAGCCATAGTATTCACACCTTGTCGAGCGAGAAAGCACAAGTCAGCACCACTCGCACCATGACACGGTGCGGAGTCATTTTGCGATATGTCTCCGAGGTCGTAGTGTGTGAAGTAGTAGGTTTCGAGGGTGTTTTTCTTTGCAACTGGCATATCCTTGTACACCTCGCAGAATTTCCACCCTCTTTGAGTACAGAGATTTCTGCTGTATGGATTATTTCTAGTGTCTCAAATCGTTGTTTGATTGATATACTTATTCCAGTACTCAAAATGAGTATGCACACCGAGAGAGTGTCCCGAGTTGTTGCTCTGTCCGATAATATCTCCCGCTTTCACACGCTCGCCCTCTTTTCGAGAGGTTTGAGTGTGTCCATAGACATATCGCTCGTCTCCATGTTTCAAGATGAGATAGTTTCACAATTTATCGCCAAAACTCACTTTTTCGATGACATAGAAGTCTTTGAAGTGAGGAGCTGGCACATCGTAGGAGACACCACGAACGCAAGCGAGGTCGAGAGCGTAGGAATGCCCGCCTTTTTCCGTTTGGTGTGAGTCCTCTGATTGCGTTTGACGGCAGTCTTTGAGACCGAAAACGGCAGGAGCTGGAATAGTAGGCACGACTGGTTCTGAAACTGTCTTTTCCTCTTTTGGAGGTGGGAGAGTTTCGACAATCGGCGTATTTTGCTCTGTAACCTCTGATTTTACTTCGAGAGGTATATCGGGTGCTAAAAGTGGCGTTTCATTCGTCACGGTGTCAGCCATAGTGGTAGACAGTGATATTGACGGCGGTATGAGAACCACCGAATAGAAGGAAATACCTATGAGGAGTGTCACGGCTATGAGTTCTTTCATTTGAAAAATTACGAATAAAACATCCAAATGAGAAGTGCAAGCAAGATTGCTCACCCTCACATAAGGAATGATACACCGAGTCTGAGGTGATTGCTATACTCTTGGGTGTTTTGGTTGTTGTTTGGCGTTGGCATAGCTTGAGAAGTAATAGAGAATTGTCGGTATCGCAAGAGCGGCGATGGTAAGTCCAAAGCCAACCTCAAGTGATCGGAGATTGTAATTGAGCCAGTACCCACAAGTGAGTACGAACAGGGAAAAGTTGAAGGAGCGCATAAAAATAATGCTAAAAATACCCTCGAGTGTATTTCGAGGAAGAAAGAAACCACTTGCGACACCATCGCTCTATTTTGATAAGTATCGGATAGCGTATGGCAAGAGATATCGTGTGAACCGTCCGACCTTGTGTTCTGACATTCGCCGAACATCACGAACAATCTCATATTCGGAGAATTCTTGGAGAGAGTCTCGTAGTAAACGGTGACCGTCTCGACAGGTCTTGGATTGTCTTGAGTCCACGGTTGTGATTATCACACCGTCGACTGATCGGGAGGA